AGGTTGTTCCGCAGTTGGCCGTGAAAAAAGTCATCATGACTTGTTACAAGGAGGGCTGGGAGAGCATTCTTGAGAAGCATTTGAATGCTGGGATGTGGGAATCCAACCTTGAGGATATTGAAGATTTCCTGTCTAATATTGATGAAAAAAAAGCACGAACACTGCTTGACGAGTTTTTTCTGGAGGGAACTGTCAATTTGCAGAGATGGTTGTTGATGTCCAAGGGAAAGGGCAAGACTGGACGTGAGCCAGGGAGTGTGTTGAAGTTGGACCACGGGCAGACAATTATGTATCTTCAGAATGGAAGTACCAATGCCATGTATTCGGCGATGACACGTAGGTTCAAGGAGTGTATTGATGAGTGTTTGAGACCTGAGGTTTCTTTGAATCCGCAGCGGAGTGACGCTGAGCATGAGGAGTGGTACAATTCGTTGGAATCACTCAGGATGTCGTTTCCGAGGACGTATTCGTACAGCTCGGACATCAAGTGCTATGACAGATCACAGGAGCATGTTGCGTTGCGTATTGATCTTGAGTTTTATAGGGCTCATGGATTGAGTAAAGAGAGACTGAAGATATGGGAAACGACGCATGGGCCAAAAAAAGCCATTTCGATGATGTTTGGTGTTGTGCTTACCATGACACTGGGTGGTGTGTCGGGACTGTGGAAGACACTCATGCGCAATGGTGTTGTCAATTTGGCTGCGGTTGTGATGGCGGCGAATTTGACGCGAAAGGACATTGTCATGTTGGACATCAAGGGTGATGACATGGACGCGGAGTTTTCCAGGCCTGTTGCTGTGGAGACGGCAGTTGAAAGATTGAGCTTGACCTTCAATTTAAGTGCCAAGTTCTTTACTGGGGACGTTCGATACATGTGCAAGAGTTTCCGGATTCGCATAAATGGTCGCTGGTACTTTGTTGCTGATCCGTGGGCTAGGGTTCAATCGGTCTGCACTCCCATTTGGATTGGGAATAATGAGGACAATTTGGAGGAGCGTTGGAAGTCATTGATTGCTGATCTTCGGCATTATGAGAATGGTATTCTCAATGATGCTGTGGCTGAGGCGGCACAGCAGTTCTATGAGACTAAGCGACCATTGTATGGTATGGCGCGTGGTCTGGCTGCTTTTGTGGCTGATAAGAGGAAGTACATAAATTTCTTCAATGCACCTGTGCTGGTGGGTTGATTTTTATAGCGTTTGATTACACGAGTGAGTGTCGCGAAACAAGTTTTCATTTGTAGTGGAGTTATTTGTAACAATCATGGTTTTGCAGCCACAATTGCACGTAGTATTCGGAGGGAGTTTGAAGAGAATATTATGAATCCCCTAGGCATTTGCCGAATTCCGTTTTTATAGAGATTTTTTAACATCTCGC